CTTCCATGTGGCGTCCGGTGCGCTTGGGGCGGGGATGGCTGCCCATTCCCGCCCCAAGCGTGACGCCTTCTCATCCGAGACGGACACTGTCGCGCCGCTCGGCAGATGCGTCAGACGGGCCATGCTCAGGGCGTGGCGTCGACGATCTTCGCGAACGCGTTCAGGTCCGCGATGCCCCAGCCGTAGACGACCTCGGCGCGGAACGCGACCTGGTTGTTGCGCTGCAGGTCGCCCTGACCGTCCGGGTCGCCGTACTCGATGACCTTGAGCCCGATCTGCTTCTGGACACCCCAGCGGATGCCCGAGAAGTCACCGACAAACGCCTTCACGTTCGTGGCGGTGGAGGCGACACCGACAGCGCCGACCGTGTTGGACACGGACTCGCGGTGCCCGTCAAGCTCTCCGGCGGGCGCGGTCGCGAGGGTCAGGCCCGGGTAGAGCTTCTGCTCGCTGGTCGCGCCACGCAGCGTCGAGAACGACGCGGCGAAGCTGGGGTCGAGGGCGATGTCCCGCGGGATGAACCCGTCTGCGAGGACGAGCGCGTCGGCCGCGTCGACGTTGGCGTAGGGCTTGTCGCCCGAGGCGATCTCGACCGTGTTCGTGGTGTTCACGAGACGGTCGGTCATCGCAGCGACGGCCGCACCGGTGGCGGGGTTGATGCCGTGGAACACGCCGAAGTCGAGCGCGCGGGACAGGGACGGCTGGATGAGCTCGAGGATCTGAGCCACGACACCCATCTGGTGGTCCTCGTCCGCCCACATGACCTCATCGGTCCAGCGGACCGTCTTGTGGAACTTGAACGGCTTGATCTGCTTGCTGGTCGGCGTGATCGTCGACGGGCCCTTGTTGGCTCCCTGGGCGACGTACTCGGCCTCGCCGATGTCGAACGTGATCGACTCGCCGATCCCGAACTTCATCGGGATGCTGTCGGAGAGGGTGGCGACGGCGGAGCCGAACTTCACCTTTCCGAGCCACGGGTCCAGGATCTGGGTGGGGATGGTGAGGTCCCCGGTGGTAAGAACTGCCATGGTGTCCTCCTCAGGACGTCATTCGCTCCGGCCGAACAGCCCGCGCGTCAGTTCGCGCAGCCCGGTGTCGTCCTTCGCTTCGTTGGCGGGTGTGCCCTCCTTGGGGGCGACGTTCCCCTTGGTCTTCTTCTCCGCGTCCCGTGCCGCGAGGCGCTGGGCCTGCGCGGTGAGGGTCGCTTCGTCGGAACCGGTGAGGAACAGGTCGCGGTCCTCGGGACTGATGCCGTGCTTGGCGGCAATGTCCGACCGCAGCGCGCGCGCTTCCGCGTCTGCGTGCTTCTTCTCCAGTTCCGCGAGCTTCTGCTCGACCGTCTGCGCGCCCTCGGCAGCTGCCTTCAGCTGCTCGTAGTCCCCGAACTTGCTCCGCGCCTGCTGCTCGAGGCGTTCTCGAACGATGCGGTCGACGTCGGCCTGGGTGAACGACGACCCGGGCTTGGGTGTCGGCTCAGGCGTCGGCGCCGGGGTGGGCGCAGGGCTGGGGGTGGGGGTGGGCGCGTTCTCCGCCGGCGCGGCAGGACCGTTCTCCCCTTCGAGGTAGCGAAGGAAAGGCCGGTGCCACTTCGGGGCGGGTGCTGCTCCCAGGGCATGCTGGTTCGTCATTGGTTCCATCCGTTTCCGTCCCGTCGGACATGCAAAAACCCCGAGACCGTCGGGTACGGCCACCCGGTGCGGGTGGAAGCTCTAGGAATCAGTCGGGGAAGTACGTCGCGATGTAGTCGCGGAGACGCGCCTTCTCAGCTGGGGTTCGCCGCCGCTTCGCCGCGATGTACTGTTCGACGCTGGCCTCAGGGCCGACCGCGCCTCCCCGGAACACTGGCGAGCACGTGCACTTGCAGTTGTCGTGGGCGGCGAAGCTGGCCGTTGACTCCTTGTAGACCGCGCCCTTCGCAGCGGCCATACGGCAGAACCCGCATGCGCTCGGCGACGTGATTCGCTGCCATCCGATGCACGCCGGGTCGCTTTTGCGATTGGTGAGCATCGTGTCGCGGTAGGGGCGCACCATCTCGGATCGCATTAGTTCGGCGAATCGCGCCGCAGCCGCCGCTTCGTCGTCGACTTCGAGGGGCGTCGAGGCCCAAGCGATTCCCCGCCGGATCCGGACGGTGCGGTCGAGGATGACGGGCTCAGCCGCGTACCGCTGTGGTTGGCGGATCTTGGAGCGTTCGTCGTTGTAGTAGTCCACAGCGAGGGCCGCTGAACCTTCGGAGTAGTAGCCGATCATCCCGGGAACGGTGTCGAGCAGTTGCAGCCGGCGGGACTCCCACGCTCCTGAAGTGCGGCGCAACATCCACTGGACGGTGTCCACGGAGTCATCCGCAAGGGCTGCAAGTTGGGAGCTAGACTCCCTGGCTGACACCATCGGCGTCCCTCGCGGCGATCAGACGAGCGGCGGACTCGCGGCCAAGGTTCGTGATCCGTTCCTTGAGAGCCAGTTCGATCTGCTGCGGTGTGAGACCGATGAGCTCGAGCCCGACCTTCGTGTCTTTCAGCCACTCAACCGCGGCGACCTGCTTCGTACCGGCGTCTGCCTGAGCGGCCTTCGACAGGTAGACGGGGCTTCGCCACTTGGTGTCGATCGACGCCCACTCCTTCGGGATCTCGGTCTCCCCGTTCTGGATCGCAAGGGCCCGGATCACCGTCCGCCGGATCGGCACAGACCAGTCCTCGGTGGCGCCTTCCGCCTCGGCGATCAGGTTCTCCCTCGATGCGTTGTACGAGTCTGCTGATGTCGGGTTCGCGAGATCCGTCAGCGCGAAGTCGCTGTCGGGAAGGTCAAACTCGCGGGCCTCGAGTTTCGCAAGCGCGTTGAGGTCAGCAAGGTGAGGTTCTGGCGACTGCGCCGGGATGTGCTTCACGTCTGCGCGCCCTGTTGAGCCCGCGGGCGGGTCATCATCGTCCGGGATGCCGAGCGCGCGGCCCAGCGCGATCTGCCAGGAGGCTTTGTAGGTCCCGTCCGCGTTCTTGAAAATCGAGTCATTTGCTCCCAGCAGGATCAGCTGGGGAATCGTGTAGATGTCCATGTGGCCTTCGAGCCGGATGAGGGCTCGAAGCGCGGCGTACTGGTGGGAGATCGCCGCGTTCGTGATCCGCGAGCGTCCCATCCGCTTCGATGTGCGGGGCTTGTAGACGAGCGGCTCCGCGGGGACACCCCACGGGTGCGTCGACTGATCGACTTCCCATTTCCCGTTGCGGTCCCTGTCGGCGTTGATCGTGAGGCCGTCGAGGTAGAGAACGAATCCGGTGATCTGGTCGTCTTGCCTCGAAGTGACAGAGAGCAGGTTGTCTAGGCGCCGCTTGCGGTGGTTCCACTCCCCCGTCGCGTTCAGCGCGTCCTTCGCGTGCACGAGAGCAGCGGGTTCTCCCTCTTCACCCTTCGTGGTGATGAGGTAGCTGACACCGTGGATCAGCGAGTCAGTACGCCCCTGGGACAGCTCCGACATGAGGAAGTTGGAGTCCTCGAGCTCTTGCATCCCCAGGTCAGCGAGGTTGCCATCGGCCCACACCATTTCCTCAAGGTTGCAGCGTCGTGCGAGACCGTCGACGCCCTTGGCAGCCCACCCGAGCGCGAGCCCGAGCTTGTAGTACTGCGGAGGAATGACCGTCCCGACCCTCTTGATCGCCTGCTTACCGTCGTACAGGTTCGAGCGCTTGCGATTGTGGGACCGCTTGTCCTGTAGCTGCTTCACCAGGAAGTTCAGAGTGATGGTCTGGTCATCATCCAGTCCACGGACACGAAGGGTCTCATCAGCCACCGAGGATCACCGCCGTCCGCTCACTAGTCCTACGGCGCGTCGGGCGCACCACTTCGTCGTTTTGGGCTCCCCAGAGAGCCAGAGTTGCCGCCACGATCGGCGTGATGTCTGAGGACGCGTCTTTCCGGTTCCACGCCCACGCCCCCTGCAGGGGCCGCTTCCGCGCAACGGACAACGCCACGTTCAACTGGGGCTGATCGGTGTGACGGATCTTCGGTTCGGGCACCATCACCGCGTCGAAGAACTTCCCGCAAGCGATCGCCATGTCGCGACCCTCGGCAGCCGCCAATGTGGCCCGCACGTCGGTACCGACGATGTATGCGCGGCCGTTTCGCCGCTCCACCAGACCCGACATCTCATCGACCACGACGGCGTGGAGGCGGTTCTTCTCGGCACGGTCAGCGATCCACGCTGGCACCCAGTCGACGCCCTTCTTCTGGTCATCGAGCTCCACATGCCACAACCCGTCAGCACGCAACCCGGCGAGAGCCACGGAAGCGCCAGACCTGTTCGGCGCGACATCGATCGCGAGCGTCAACCGATCGATAGCCATGGACGCCGCGTCCCGCGCCCTCTCCCAGGAGGCCGCGTCGATAACTTCGGGAGTCCCGGCGACGTCCCAGATCCCCAGAGCCTCACGGCGGAACGAGTCATCGTCGGTGAGCTGAGCGCGCATGCGCTCCATCGCTTCGACAGGCGTGCGGTGCGGGAAGGACGGGTTCGCTTTCGCCCACTGTTCGTGGTCGTCCAGCACCGCGTCGTCGTCAGCGGACAGCTCGACGTAGACCATGTCCTTCGTCAGTTGTGTCTTGAACGCGAGGGCCTTCTCACGCCTGTTCGTGAACTCCGCACCCTTGTCGCCATCGACAGGTCGCGGAGGAGTCCCCATGAAGAACAGGAGCGCGCCAGCAGGCTGCAAGGAGGCGTTGGTCGCAGGAACCATGTCCTCGAGAGCCTTCTCGCCCAGTATCTGCGCCTCGTCGAACACCTCGATGTCGACGGAGTCGAAGCCGCGACCGAACCCGTTCTCCCGAGCGCCGAACATGATCACGGAACCGTTGCGGAACCGGATCTCCTGTTCGCCGTTCGAAGTTCGGATGCCCTCACTTCGGTCGATGGCAAGGTGCTGACGGATCTTCTTCTTGCGCACCATGCCCTGCATGGTCGTGAAGGTCATCGTCGCCGTACGCGTCCGATGCGCCGTCCACAGCACCTTCATCTTCGGGAAGAGGATGCACAGAGCGATGATCATCATCCCGACGAGGAATGTCTTGCCGACCTGCCTCGGAATGCTGAGAACAACGCCACCGACAGAAGCCGCGTACTTGCCGTTCTTCAGCTTCCCCAGGGCGAGCGTTCCGACACCGTGCTGCCACGCATCGAACTTCACGCCCATCGCCGAGCACTGAGCCACAACCCGTGGCCAAACCGTGGAGGTGATCCCTTTCGGGTACTTGACGTGGCGAGCGACCTCACTGAGCTTGAGGTCAGATCGCTGCGGCGTCGAACTCCCCGTCCTCGACATTCGCGCCGCCTTCCAGGTCGTCGTCGCCGCCACGCTGCAGCGCCTCGATCTCCTTCGACAGCAACGACAACTGCCGGTGCATCGCCGCCTTCGCCGGCCCCTTCTCCTCAGGCAGGTCATCCGCGATCGCACGCCGCTGAGCCAGCAGGATCTGCAGATAGTCGCCCGACTCGATCGCTTCCTTGAGCGAAAGCACCCGAGCCGGCACCACCGGGGGAACCTCAGACGGCCCCACAGCACGAAGAGGCGGCTTTCGAACACTCATTCGAACACCTCCTGCAGGACAAGAAAAAAACGCTAGAGAGAGACAAAGGCTAGCCCCGGAGACCCTCTGGTTGTGTGGTTGGGGGGTCTCCCCCCTGGGGGTCGGAGGGATGTTCGAGGGTCGGGTTTGGTTTGGGTTGGGCTAGTTGAGGGATCCGGATCGGCGGATGATGGGTGCTATGAGGCGGGCTCGCTTCTTGCTGTTGCAGTCGGCGTGGGCCGGTTGGGTGTTCTCGAAAGTGTGGGCGCCGCCCTTGGCTATGGGGATGATGTGGTCGACGACGAATGATCCGGGGTTGGGCCATCGGAGTGTGTAGTCGATGGGTTTACCGCAGATGGCGCATGCGGGCTTGAGGGCTAGCCATCGGGCTCGGTGTCGTGCGCTCTGCTGACTGTTACGCCGTACCATCCGGGTTGCCTGCTGCTTCGTTCGGGCGCATTCGGGTGATGACGCCGATAAGCATCTAGGCCCGGATGATCTCGCCGCCGGTGGCGAGACAGGCGACGACAGAGGACCGTTGATAGTCCGTGAGCTTCTCGTCAGCGCCCGCGTCCACGAACACGGCATCGACAGATACACCACGGTGCCCTTGCCCCGTGACGGATCGGATGATCACAGTTCCGCCACTGGGATAGTCGATTCGCTCTCCCCCGTTGGTGCGCGTAACCCTCGCGGCGCCACCATCGGATGCGCTTTCGATGTCGTCAAGAGCGACTCGGGCTGCTCGACTGTTCGGTGTCAGCACGAGAATCCGATCCCCCTCGGCGGCGGCTTGGTTGATCCCATACGCGGCGAAGCGGGTCATGTGGTCC